CTTTCTTTGTTGAATAAGAGTTTTGGCGTTTGTCTCAAACGACTCTATGTTACCTGGTTGATTATCGTATTTGGCGAGTACAGAATTTTTATTTTCTTGGCTAAGGTTCAATGGTTTCAAAATATTCTCGAGTTTTTTACGGTTAGCCGCAATTTTCTCGACGTTTCGAGATTTCTTAAGAGCGTTTGCTTTTTGTTTCATCGCATTCAGATTCTTAGTTGTGTTGAATTCAAACATGATAGAATTACGATCCTTCACGTTGAGGTTGAGAGTTTCATTGATGTATTTATAAAGTTCTTGTTTTTGACCTTCAAATTGTTGTTTCACGAGGTCACCCTTGAACTTCTGAACATTCTCCAAGATATTGCCCAAAGAATTGTTTTGATTTTTAAACTTTTGTAAGAAACGGTTCTTATTTTCTTGGTTCAAATTCTTAATGACTTCTTCAAGTTTTTTAAGATCTTCCTGTTTTTTACCTCCGATGAGACCGTTAAGTTTGTTCTTGAGCTTCTGTACATTGTTCATCGTCTTTATCACATTCAACTCATTTGAGATGTTGATGTTACGATTGAGTGCACGACGAGACAGATTTTTCTTGTTTTTGTTAATATAAGCCTGGTTGATTTTAGCGTTTATGTTCTTCACATTGTTTGGTGTTTTGATTGTATTCACATTTATGTTCAAATTTAATTTGTTCTCTTCACGAGCCTTTCTGATGCGCTCGGTCAGACGGTTCTTTTCACCCGAGATATTCTTTAGCTTTTTAGCCTTTTCACGCAAAATACCCATGTTTCGGGGATTAAGATTGAAGTTCTTCATGACTGTCTCAACATCGTTCGCTGCGAGTTTGAGATCATTTTGGAGATATCGGCGAAGTGCAACTTCTTTCTCCTTTTTAAATTCTTGTGAAAGTTGAGATGCTTTGTTTTTAACATTAATTACAGTCATGTTCGTGTAATAGTCCCAGTCATTCAAAATAGCTTGACGATCCTCATTTTTCAAGTTGTATTTATTCAAAACTTGCGTGATATTCGAAATTGTTTCTCTCGACTTTTTTCTCAAATATTCTTCAACATTTTTCTCGATGGTACTGATGTTGGAATTTTTCGTGATTTTATTATAAAATTGTTTTCGATCAGCGACTGGAACTTTCTTTTCATCGAGAAGTTTGGTGAGTTCGAGTCTCTTCTTTTTGTCCAAAATATCATTTGCCATCTGACGACTATCATTTAGACTGAGATTGCGAGACACGACAATCTGGATATCATTGTTATTGAGACCCAAATTTCTCATGTATTTAGTAATTTCTTCCTTTTTGGCACTCTTCTTAGTTACGATGGCATTTTCAATCTGTCTCTGAACATTCCTGAGATTTTTGAGTGTTTTGACGGCAGTCACCTTATTCATAAAATCATTCTTCACATTGGAGTTGATGATTTTATTTGAGAGTGCATTTCTTCCCTTGTTAATCACACGCTCTATAGCATCGTCAACTTTACGATTCATGTCATCGATCTTCTCGACGGTGTTCAATGGGGTTGTATTTGTGTTGAAATCAAACGTGACGTCAAAATTTTTAGCCTCATCAATCTTATTAGATAGTGTTCGTTTTTTACTATTGAGATCACCCTTCGCAGCTACCTCTTTATTGATGGCAGCTTTTATGTTAGTGAGGGAGATGTTAGAATTCTTGAAGCGTTGAATGAACTTCGCTTTATTAATATTGAGTGGTTGGAGATATTGTTCGAGTTCATCGAGATTTTTTGAACGCTTTTCGTCCTTGATTTTTTGAACTTCGGTATTAATCTCTTTACGAAGTTCCGTTAGATTGGTGTTATTGAGATTGACTTGGCGCACGAATGCATTCTTTTTATTTTGGGATAAAATTGAAATTGTATTGATGTATTGTTTGAGTTCATTTCTTCGCTCGGCTAATTGTTTAGCTTGTTTTTGTTTTTCTTCATTTTTCTTGGCAGCGCCCAAATCATTTATTTTTTGCTGAAGTGGAAACAACTTGTTAACATTGTTGACGTTGGTGATGTTCTTGGAAACGTTAATCTTCAAAGACTTGGCTCGGTTGGATAATTTAGTTTTACCAGCGTTGATGATGCGAACTTTCATGGCATCAAGTTCATTGTCATTTTTTATTTTGAATATGTTGGATTGTAAGTTTGTGTTCAAATTCAGATCGGATGCGATCTTCGAAAGAGCTTGAACTTTCTCTGCGAAAGTACCCTTAACCTTCTCAGCTCCAGCTGTTCTAATTCTTTCTTCGAGACCTGCGACACCATTTAATGTACTGAGACCTGATACATTTATGTTGACATCGAGTTGTTTAGCAAGAGCATTAAGTCTTTGTTTTTCAGTTTTCAATTTATCGGCATTCCTGCGTTTTTTGAGATTTTCGGCTTGTTCAACGAGTTTACCAATGTTTCGATTTCCGTTATCAAACTTACCCATGATAGTATTCTTATCTTGTGCATTCAAACCAAGTGCATTAAGGTTTCGAACGAGACGAGTCCTCACATTTTCAGTTTGGCCACGAGCTACATCTTCTTCCCGTTGTTTAGCTGCACGCTTGATAACATTTATACTTTCACCTCTATTAAAACGAGTGATAAAGGCATTCTTATTTGTTTGATTTATTTTTAAAGGAGTGAGATAAGTGAGAAGATTTTGTTTTATAGTTTCATTTTTCTCTCTAATTCTCTGTTGAACCAATTTATTAGCACGATTTTTTAAAACGTTTAGATTTGTCTTATTGTCTATGAGATCTTGGAGACTCTTCTTGTCTGCATCAGAAAGTTTTACATTCGCAATCATGTCCATGAATTTTCTTTTCTGTTCGGAAATGTACTTTTCTTTGTTAATTAAACTGGGTCCTTGAATAACCACTGGGCCTTCATTCAAGTAGTATCCCGTTCCTTGGTTTCCCGTTTTAAATACATATCCCTTTTTAGCACCCGTGAATGTATCAGACTTGATGAATGTTTGTTTAGGTTTTGGTTTGAATAAGTCAGCGAATACTGATTGTGTAGGTTTTTTAACGGCGCTCACCCGGCCGTTAAGAAATTTTGGCCTTTGTCCTTTCGCAAATAAACCACCCTTTGGGAAATTCACACGAGTCGTTGGTGTTTTCACGGTCGTGTTCCTTTGAACGTTGTTCCTTTGAACGTTGTTCCTTTGAACGTTGTTCCTTTGAACGTTGTTCCTTTGAACGTTGTTCCTTTGAACATTGTTCATCACTGCTGTGTTGTTCATTTGGACATTGTTCGTTTGAACATTGTTCTTCACTGCTGTGTTGTTCATTTGAACATTGTTCATTTGAACATTGTTCTTCACTGCTGTGTTGTTCATTTGGACATTGTTCGTTTGAACATTGTTCATCACTGCTGTGTTGTTAAATACTTCTTTCCTGACTGGAGTGACACGCCTCGTTCCAATCTTCACGGGTTCGTGAATTTTCATGTACTTCAGACGCTTACCAATGGAGTCGATCATTTGACTTTTTGTCATCTGATCTAACTGCTTTAGTCCAACTTTACGTGCGACAATCTTGATCTCGTTCCGCTTAGACGATGAATCAAATAAGACATCATAATCATTGGGTTTGAGTGGCGATTTTTTGTCGACAAGGTAGGTCTTGTTGGAGCTCATGATCAAAGGTGGGAGAGGTAACTTCCCCGCCTTAATATCATCGTAGACCTGACATGTTTGTTCTTTTGTCAGTTTAATGGTGTGTCCTGTATTCATCTTGATGAGTTTTTTTAGGACATCTAGATCTGCGTCTGGATCACAAACCTCTATCATATATTGTAAACTGATAAAAAAAGTGTTATGTCAAATATCCGATACTATACAATCGTAATTTCTCTTCATAGTCCATGTTGAAATCAAACACATCTGTGTCACCCACATTAATTTCTACGATTTCTATGGGTGTGTCGTACTTTACACGGTTAGATAGTGCCGAGCGAACCAGTGTTTGTACAAATTCTTTAGGAGTTTGTATATCTTCTTGGTACATACGATTCATTTTAATTTTTATACATGTAATTTCGTGTGGTTTTTTATCAAAAAATGGCGTCAATGGGTATTCTTCTTTCATCCCACCATCAACATACGTCTCACCTTTATATTTTCCACACGCAAATATGAAAGGTACAGCCATACTCATACACACTGCGTCTATTACCTTCATATCTGGGTGTGTATCTTTAGAAAAATAAACAGTTTCAGACGTGTTCATGCAAAATGCTGAAATATATATTTTCATTTCAATCTCTTCGAATGTGGGATCTCCTCCACAAATTTCAACCAACTTTTTACGAATAGGTCCCATATCAACAAAACCAAATTTGTTAAAAAATGACCCTAAACGTATTTTAACAAAGTTGGGGATATTTAATGATAAAGATGTTTCTAATATTTCATCCACGGACATCCCAACTGCTAAAAATAAAGCTAAAATTGCACCCGCTGAAGAACCTGAAATTTCTTTCACATCTGCGAGTGAAGATTCTCTCGCCTTCAGAGATCCAATGAGAGAGTATATTCCCATAGAAGCTGGACCGAGGACGAGATACTTCATCTTCTTACTTAATAGAATTGAGGAAATTGACGACGTAATACCGCAAAGACTACCGCAAATACGATCGCATGAGTCAAGGCAGCGGGGAGGCTGGTCTGACCAGAGCGGAAGACACCACCCGAACCAGGGGGGAGAGTGAGAAGGAGACCGGGGCTGAGAGCCAAGAAGAGCGCGGTGGTCACTAGAAGATCGGTCTTGGTGAGCACGAGACCCATCGCACGAGCGACGAGGCTGTACACGAGGAAGAAGACCAGCGCGTGGAAAAAAACAGCCATCTGATTAGTCTTACCATTCGCAAACTTGACGTTCTTACCAGCGGTGGTCACGAGGACACCAGGGCTGAGCGCAAGAAATAAAGCAGCGGGGATGGCAACCTTCTGGGAGGTAATATCGGGGAGCATTTAATATACACGCATATAATTTTTTGTAAACTCTAGAAAGTGATAGAATGTGGCACCTCGCATCATTTCTTCATGAAGATTATTATCATCCACGATTCGCCTGATGTTTCGCCAGATGTAGAACAATTCGTCGGCGTATTCACCTTCACATCGCTCCTTATATGAATCGTGTTCGGTATAACAAAATTCAACAAAATCACAAAACTCTCCTGTATGTTCCAACCCAGCATCATACAGGAGTGTCCTGATCGTATTCCACATATACCTGAGTTCATCTGAGTATTCGACTTCCCAGTCTTCGATATTCAGAGGAGTGTTGTCGTTAAATTCGTCATCATCACTGACTTCATTCTCAAAGCCAGCAGACGCTTCGTAAATATATTGGCTCCAGACCATGATGTCTTACTTATCTTCCTTAGGGGGCTTATCCTTTATACCAGTTAGGGAGAGAGAGGTCGACTCTTTCGTTTTAAGACCGTCTTTAATGGCATTGAGGGCGCCCTCAACCTTAGTCTCATCACCACCGAAGAACGTCATAAGACCATCCTTGATTGCATCCTTGTTCATCCCCGCCTTCCTGACGGTTTTACGGATACTAATTTTACCCTTCCTGAGGTTAATAGTGTCGATACCCTGGTCAACCATGTGTTTCTTTACCATCTCCTTAAGGCGCTTCTCCTCCTGATTGAGGACCTTAATATCGGATTTCGCCTCTGCTAATTGTTTTGTGAGCTCTACCAGCTTAGATACATTCTCGGAGAGATCAGGTGCAACAGTTGTCATGTTTAATTATATACTTCTACCTTCAAATCTTTAAGCGCACAAACCACGCTGCATAAGATCGGGGACGATGGTGGAGTTGTTCCACACGAAGGGATCCTTGGGGTTGGGGGGATCCTTGCGAATCTGCTGGTTCGCGTTGCGGAGGGCACCACCGACAGTCTCGGGGAAGCCAATCTGCTTACGGGGCTCGAGGAAGTTCTGACCCGCAAGGATGTCCTCTGGGGCAAACTGACCGAAGTCCTCGGCGGACGCAACCTCACGGGGGAGGAGGGACGAGGCGAGACCAGTACCCTTGTTCATACCACCGCACACCGCATCGGCTGGGGCAGCCGCAGGGCCTGGAGCGGGACCAACAGCGGGAGCCATGCCGAAGGGGGCATACTCACGCTCGACAATGGCGTAGCCAGACTTGTTGTTCATGGAAAAAAGGAGGAAGATTAGAGCAGCGACGGCGACCAGCATTAGAATGTTCTGGTTACGACCCTTCATCATCTTTTATATATGTATAACAATTTTTTTATTGGTCATCTTCGTCGACGAAAGCGTATTCGTCTGGGTATGTGTCGATGATAGGATCATCATGTACCCTGACCTGGACAATATTCCATGTGGATCCGAAAGCCTTCTTGGCGAACCATAGACCAGCAAACTCTAGGATGACATCACACACCTTCCCGGGCTGAACGCCGTCGAAGTCGATGAGTTCCTTTTGCGCATTGAAGACCTTGCTAATGTCAAGACGATCAGCGGTCATCTGACCATCCTTCAGGCTGGAGGTGTAGGCACCCTTGATGACACCTTCGGAAAGCTTCTTACCAAACCATGTCTCGCAATTCTCTTGAGCAGCCTCCAAGTTCTGGGCGTCGAGTTTCTCAATCTTATCACTGTTCGTGACATCCATGACAACTTCACCTGACACATCAGAAATCTTCACCTTGTCGAGCTGAACGAGACACTTACGCTTCTCGTCGTTGAGTGCCTTCACAAAGTAGAGACCATCATCACCTTTGGCTGGGGCGTTGTAGATCATTTTATGTATACACTTGGTCTCATTTCTTTAACCCGACAAATGGTATAGCGGCAGCCTTATTGAGTAGTGTCTTTGGTACCCATTGATTTCTCCTGGGTTTATAACCATATAGTGTTTTGCTAATGTTCATATTCTTAGGGAGTGGAAGTGCGTTTTCTGGGCGAAGTTGAAATTCATTCTTCACGTATGCGTTATTATTGACGTTTTTCCACTTGAGATTTTTCGTATTAAAACGTTGATTTCCTGATGATTTTTTGTACCCTTCAACGTTTGTATTTTTGACGACAGGTTTAAGACCATGTACGATCTGTTTAGAAAGACGTTCATTCGAAGGTTCCGTCGTGAAGTTTTTGTATTTATACGGATCAACCTTCGTCGCTGCGTTGATCGAAACCTTCGTCGGCTTTCTCGATGCCCTGGACTTTGTAACAATTTTGGGTGTGATTCGCTTGAAAACTTCATCCATGGAGTTCGAAGCCTTGATACGTTTATCAAACAACTGTGCCAACCTGACTAATCTCTGTCGGTCTTTTTCTTTCTTCTCTGGTCGAAGACGAAGTTTATGCATCAAGTAAATGTCTTCGATGAGGAACTCTTTACTAGCGACGAGAATTCGCTTATTGTTAATCAATTTTCCAGTTATTACGTCACGATATGTCATCCCACGACGCTTAGTGAGTGCTACTTCATACCCAAACTCTTGAGGTCGCATGAACGGAATGTCGAGAATACCACCCATATTGAAGTCGTCAATTTTTCCAGTTTTCACCGATAAGAAGCGAATATTGAGATCGAGAGCGAACAGTTCGACATCGATGAAGATATCACCTTTACCAGGTTTGTTGGTATTTGACGTCTTCTTTTTCTTGATCAATGTGTATCTTCGTGTGACATATGGTCCACTTTGCTTGAAACCAATTCCTAAAAATTTGAATAATTTGGGATGCTTCTTTTGCATCATCATGATTCTCTTCTTGACGCGCATATTCAAACGCTTTGCGAGTTCCCCGAGCTTGTTCCAGAGAGTGAGTTTTATAGCCTGTAATTTACCAAAATATTTCTCATTCAATGGGATACGTGGTACGAATTTTGCATCAATATCACTGGTGATGATCCTATCTTTGAAATCAGTATACAAATTAAACGCCTCTCCACCACTCACGATGAGATCACCCGAAGTACTCAGAAACTGTGTGAGTTCTCCGATAGTGTCAAGTATGATATCACGTATGGAATCGGTGACAAAAACATACATGATCTTTTCGAAATCTTTATCGGAATGTGTAGTACGCACTCGACTACGAAATTTACCAAGATCTCTCTGTAAGTTTCGATCGTAGTACTTTTTCAATTTGGCATCCTTGAAAAATAGATTTTCGTCAATGAATTTATCTATGACCACGTTCGAATAAATCTTATCATCCATTATTATATCGTGATATAATAATATGGTCTGCAACGTGATCGAAAACTGTAGATGTTACGCATACAAAGGGAGCAAGGAGCAGTTCTGCGCTGTGAGAAAGGGACCCAGAATTTTGTCATGTCCAGCAGACTGCTGTGCTGGTGGATGTCCTGATGATGGATCTAGACAACCGTTCCGTTACGTAGATCGACCAGACTATTTCACATTGGACAAACGAGTCTCTATGTTTTTATTATGGCTAATTGTTACCGTAGCGACGATATACTTCTTCAGAGACTTAAAGATTAAGCAAGTAAGAAAGATATAATGTCTCTTGAAACTATTCAGACCGAGCTTACTGCCCTCCGCACTGACGTGAAGAACCTCACCAAGCTTATCCGCAAGATTAAGAGTACCCAGGATGATCCTGACGGCGAGAAGGCGAAGGCTCGTGCCGCCAACAACGGGTTCAACCGTAAGCAGGATGTGACGCCTAAGTTGCGTGAGTTCCTTGGACTTCCCCCAGGTGAGCTCGTCTCTCGTTCTGAGGTGACGAAGTCCATCAACAAGTACATCACCGATAAGGGTCTCAAGCACCCCGATAACGGTCGTCAGATTATCCTCGACGACAAGCTTAAGGATCTTCTCGCCCCCCCCGCTGACGTCCAGGTAACTTACCTTAACCTCCAGAAGTATCTCTCTCCTCACTACGTCAAGAAGGAGGAGAAGGCTTAAAAAAATAACACATACATAACATAACAACGATGGTCACTTTCATTACCAAAGAAAGGGCTGAACAACTTGTTGGTACAAAGATCAAAAACCTTGATTTGTACCAAAAGGCTTTTACTCATAAATCTGCTCTCAAGGAGTATGAACAATTTACAGAGTCTTTCGAAACTCTAGAATTTATTGGTGATTCAGTGTTGGGCTTCGTCATCACTAAATTTCTATTTGATCGTTTTGAAAGTCGTCAGGAAGGTTTCCTCACGAAAGCTCGTACAAAGCTCGTTCGTGGTGAAACACTAGCTCGTATTGCGAATGCTCTTGGTCTCAATGAACTCGTAATTATGGATGAGAAGGGTATGCGAAATGGGTGGAACAATAACCCAAAGATTTTGGAAGATGTATTCGAAGCCCTCATCGGTGCGATCTATATGGATATCGGTCTCATTCATGCAAAAGAGTTTATCCTTCGAATTTACCAGGATCCCAAACTCGTCGATCTAAATTCTATTATGGTTGATGACAACTACAAAGATCACCTCATGCGACATTGTCAAGTGAATAACTGGCAACTTCCCGAATATCGTGTCGCCGCACATCACGAAGGTCTTTTCTACATTGACATCTACATCAATAACTTGTTTTGTTCTAGAGGTGTGGCAAAGAGTAAAAAACAAGCTGAGCAGAATGCTGCCCAGATATACTTTCAAGTGATGGATGAGCTTAAAAATTATAACCTCAATTAACCTAACATGCACCCGAATGTCAAGGTTTTGATTGAACGGGAATATGATGCACAAAAAAGTGAAGCATGGTTGAAACTCCGTGGAAATATGCTTACAGCGAGTGACGCAGCTACAGCGATTGGTAAAAATAAGTATGAAACACCTGAAGGTCTCTTACTAAAAAAGTGTGGTCTCGGTGAAAAATTCACAGGAAACGCAGCTACAAGACATGGTGAGAAGTACGAAGATGAGGCACGTATCATTTACGAACAGCGTCATGGTGAAGTTGTTCACGAGATTGGACTCTGCCCCCACCCAGAATATGATTGGCTCGGTGGAAGTCCCGACGGTGTGAGTGAATCTGGGAAGCTTGTTGAGATTAAATGTCCACCACAAAGGGCAATCATACCAGGTGAGGTACCCGAACATTACATGCCACAACTTCAAATGTGTATGGAAATCCTAGATTTGGAAGAGGCTGACTTTATCCAATACAAGCCAGCTGAAACCAATTGGCCCCGTCCAGAAGAGTTTGACGTTGTCAATGTCAAACGTGATCGTGAATGGTGGAAAACGTATTTCCCCGTCATGAAGGAATTTTGGGAAAAGGTGTTGTACTACAGGGAACACCTAGATGAACTTCCAAAACCTAAGTTGAAAAAGACACGAAAGAAAAAGGAACCTGAACCAGTCATCTGTGAAGTTCAAGTACTTTCAGACGAAGACCCATACGATGACGATTGAAGACCAATACACACATGCTAAGAACACTTTGAGTGGTAGGCTTTTCGCACCCTACCAACGTGAAGGTGTTCTCTGGATGCTTACAATGGAAAATCAAACGTCTGGCCCCAAAGGTGGGTTTCTTTGTGACGAAATGGGACTTGGTAAAACCGTCCAGCTCGTGGCAACTATGCTTGGGAATCCAAAACCCCGCACCTTAATTATCGTACCAAAGTCGATCATTACCCAGTGGGTGGAAGAAATCAATCGCTTTGCACCTCACTTGACGATCAACATCTTTGATGGTCCAGAAAGGAGAATTAAAGAGACTGATGTGACACTCGCACCTTATACTTTATTGACAACGAAGGGTGGGAGTGTGGATGCAAAAACTCCTCTCCACATGGTACAATGGGATCGAGTCATTTTGGATGAAGCCCATGAAATTCGCAACAAAAAGTCAAAGTTGTTCAAGAGTGTGTGTCGTCTCCAGACCCAAATCAAGTGGATTGTGACTGGTACTCCAGTGTTTAATTCGATGGAGGACTTTGTCTCTCTGTGTACATTCTTGGGTCTCTCGAAGGTGGTTGTACAGGGTATGACCAACAAGATCAAGGACATCTACATCCTTCGACGAACCAAAGAAGATTTGGCCAAGATCAATGAACGTCTTCGCTTACCTCCGTGTCATTTTGAGAATGTCGAACTGGATATGTACCCAGATGAGAAGCAACTCTATGAGATTGTCTTTCTCGAGGCACAAGATACTATTCGTGATGCATTCAGGAATGCCATCAGCATCAACGCCAAGAATATGATTATTTTGGAATGTCTTCTTCGTGCTCGACAGGCCATGATTTGGCCACAAATGTATCTTGATGGTGTTGCCAAACAGAATGAGACACAGGCAGAGAAATGGATTGGTCGTTCAAAGAAGATGGAAACTCTTTTCGAGATGATCGAGTCTCATCCGAATGAGAAATCTCTCATCTTCTGTCAATTTCGAGGTGAGATGAATCATATTCAGTCACAGTTGAAGTGTCCTACGTTTCGAATTGATGGTTCCGTACCCAAGGAGGAGCGCGTCAAACAGATTGAGGGTTTCAAGAAGGCTGCACATGGAGCTGTCTTCATCATCCAGATCAAGAGTGGTGGTCAGGGTCTCAATCTCCAAGAAGCGACACGGGTCTATATCACAGCACCTTCGTGGAATCCTGCGACAGAACTCCAAGCCATTGGTAGGGCGCACCGAACGGGACAGACCAAAACTGTTTATGTGAAGAAGTTGATCTACAAGGAGTGTCCACGATTTGTGAGTGTCGAAGAAGAGATGATGGCTCTCCAAGGTCATAAGTCGATCGTGTGTTCAAAAGTACTCAACGATGAGAGAATCGAAAAACAAATCCCCGTGAACAGGACAACAGATAAGATTTCAATCTTGGACATCAAGAAAATTTTCAAAGCATAAAGTAAAGATGATTGGTTCTCGCGCCGAAGTTTTCCACGGTACTGCGGATAAGACTGCTGGTGGTCTCGTGAAGAAGGATCTCATGCAGGATCCCAAGGATGGTCGCATCAAGAGCAAGGCTGCCCACGATGCCGCCATGAAGCGTATGAAGAGGGAGGGTAAGAAGGCTATGGTCAAGGTATTCAAGTCTAAGGAGGGTGAGTTCAAGCTCCAGCCCAAGGAGGGTACCAAGGCGTACAAGAAGCTCATCAAGAAAATGTAAGCGTATAGTAAGAATGACCCTCGCAAAGTGGGATGAGTCTGTCAAAGTGGCTAAAATTAAGCTAGGTCTGGACCCAAAGAAATTTACCAGAATACAAGGTAAATTACTTAAGGAGGCTCAGGCTATTTATAGTATTTTACTT